GGAAAAACGTCGCCTATTATACCAAAAATTTTAGGTGCAACCTTTTTAAGAAATTTACCAATCCTAGTTTCAGAGAATTTTTTTTTAGTCTTCATATTCTTTATATGGATCTATATTTTCTTTAGTTAAAACATTAAGCCATTCCTCTTCAGTTGTAATATAATCTACATTGTCCCATTTTGTGCCAATTATTTGACCTGCTCCAACGTCCCCATAGCTTATAATTTTTCTGCTATTATCGTAAATGATAAACCAAGTTTTTTCAGTAACAATATTTTGATTTCTTTCTTTATTATCCATTGTCTTTTTTTTATATTCCTCCACCGTCAAGAATAGTCCAACCGTAGGTATTAATTAATGTATTTCTTGCAGTTTCTGCTGCACTTCCTAAAGTAAATTTACTTGTTCCAAAATTAAATAGTATTCCATTTGTTATAGGTGATTGTGATGCCCAACTAACTAATAAAGAGTCATAATTTGCAGTAGATAAAGTTGCTGCATTTAAAAATTCATTCCCTGCATTTGGAACTAAAGACAATCCCGTAATATCCCAACCGCTTAAATCTTGATTGAAAACTGTATTTGATTTAAACAACCTATAAAAACTTGATGCATTACTTGTGTCCCAATTTGATACATCACCATTAAAAGAGGTAGCACCGCTAAACACACTATTAAAACTTGATAAGCCTGTAACATCCCAATAATTTAAAGGTTGATTAAAAGCTGCTGCATTTGAAAACATTAAGTACATACTTCCTACATTACTAACATCCCATTCATTAATATATTGATTAAAAATAGTTGCATCCTTAAACATTCTCGACATAGTTGTAACATTGGAAACATCCCATTTACCTAAATCTCCATTGAAATTTGATCTACCCTCAAAAGCATTACTCATTGACGTAACTTGACTTACATCCCAATTTTGTATTCTACCATAAGGAACTAAGTTATAGTCTCCGTCAGGGTCTTGTAAAAGAATATCTGTTATGGCTTGATCAAAAGTTAAATCAGTCAAAGGTTGATTTAGTTCTTTTAAATCATAATAAATACTTCCCCAACCTATTTCTTTAGGGCTACCCCACCAAGTCGTATTATAAATCGTTGCCATTGTTATTTATTTTTATTTAGTAGATACCATTTTTGAATTGTATATCCTATTGTTATGCTTAATAAAAGTATTTTTAAAGTAATGTCTATATTGGTCATTGAAATTCCAAATGTTCCTGCATTTATTAATATTGTTTTATAATCTGTAATCATTTCTTATCTATTGATTTTAGCTTCTTAGAAGCCCAATTAATACCTGATGTTCCACCCCAACCTAACCAAGCTACATAACCATTGTCTTTCCAAGGTGTGCTTTTGTTTTCAGGGCTTACTTCTGAATTTTTTTTATGTCTTTGAAATGCTGACATTCTAGCAATGGTTTCTCTGCTGATGTTTTTTCCTTTTGCTAATTGGTTTGCTCTCACCCAACCTGTTCTAGTCATTCCCTTTACTTCGCTGCCGTATTTTTCTCTCCATTTTAAAACTTTATTAGCGTTATTTTTAGCTGATTCAGGATAGTCATTGTAAGTTTCTAGGTTAATTTGATTTCCCTCAAATGACCTGTAACAAATTGCTATTGCTTCTGATTTTTCGTGATACTGCATAACTTTTGGAACGCAACGCATCATAAAGTCTTTCTGCTTTTCTCCTATTTTTTTATTTGGTATCGGCATATCTGTAATAAACTCCTTTTCTCTTAATTACTAAAACTTCTTTTCTATTGTCTTTTTTTGACTTGTAAGAAATATGCAACCATTTAGGCTCTGTTCCAAATTCCCAAATTAACTGATCAAAATCTAGGTTATCTTTTATGTAGTGAAACATTTCAAGATTGGTTTTGCCACCCAATGAAGTAATATCTATTGCATTTCCTGTTAAGTGACTAGATTTTCTACTGCCACCTAAAGCAGTATTTAATTTTTCAGAACGGTAAAAACTATTTACTTTTATAGGTACTTTAACCCATTCTCTTAATGGCTCAAATAATTTTTCTGCAACCAAATTCATATTTTTAACCTGATCTTCATTTGGTTTATTTTCAATACCAAATTGACTAGCATATTTTGAGTTAGTAGCTTCTTTAAAACTAATATGTTCACTAATATTTTTTTTCGCCATTGCTTAATTTTTTTGAATTAATGCTTTTTATTTTTTTTAGAAAAATCTCTAACTTTTTTATATTTTTTTGTTTTGGTTTATACCTCATAGCACCCACCCATTAAAAGTAGCATCATAACTAGGATAAATATCGTCATTTGTGTTGCTAGTATATTCAGGATATGTAGTTTGATTAAAACTCATAAAATCAATAAATCGCCTTGAATACCATTCTGCATTCGTTCTAGCTTTTTCTACTAAAAAATCTATTTCGTTTTTATCTACTGAGACTGAATTTTCTGACGTGTGTTTAAACACTCCACCTTGTTTGACTTGGTATGCAGCAAATGGATAATAATTAGCCTGTGAATACCAAATTAACATTGGTACAATATAGTCATCTAAAATTGTTTTCCACCTTGCATTTGCAGGGTCATCAATATTCGGAATAGCTGCACTCAAACCATTATAAAGATCTGTTCCCATTATTTGTTGAACGTCTATTTCCTGTGCTATCTTGACAAACTGTATAAACTTGTCCGTAGAAATATTTCCGTCCATTATGGAGTTCCTGACAAGGTCTGTTCTATTTATGAATAATTGTGTCGCCATTTATCTTCTTTTATTAGTTGGTAAAAATCCCTCGTTCGGCATATCAATAGGTCGCTTTGCAACCAACTCACTATTCTTTTCAGGCTTAAATCCTGCCTTTCTAGCTTGGTTTACACTGATAGTAGGTGCTAGTGGACTATTAATGTCAATATTCCCTTTTCCTTTTCTCATATACGTTTTACGCATCCAAAAGTGATGACACGCACCTCCGCCTTTATAAAACCAAATTGAATAGGTATCTGCACCTTTAGCACCCCACCCTGCATTTACTGCCTGTTTGCTCATCATTTCAATATCTTCTTTGCGATATATTTTTTTAGCTGCTACCATTTTCTGACAAAAGTCCCTAGTAACATTTTTACCGTCTTTATCAAAAGTGTCTTTTAATGGTGCATATTGATAACGAACTTTAAATTGAGTTCCGTCTACTGTTTCATCTTGGCTGCTTTTTGCATTTGGTCTTGCAGTTCCTGTTGATACAAATTCCCATAATTTAGAAAGTAGGCTTTTACCTTTTGTATTTAATTGGTCTATTTGATAATTAAGAGCATCTTCTGTTTCATAATCAACTTTCCTTTCATCAATTAGTTCCCATTCAGACAAATCTTCATCTTCACCAAAAGACTCTAAAGTAACTTCCTCTAATTTTACGCAATTTGGAACTTGCTTTCCGTCTTTTTCTTTCATTCCTCTTTGCTCGTAACCGTCCCAACAAGGTGCTTTTAATTCTTCGTGAGAAACGCAAGGCATAAAATATGTAACACCCTCTACTTCGTGTTCGTGATAACCACCGCAACCCATTTCTTCAGCTACCTTTTCAGCTTCCTCTTTAGTTTCGTATGCCTGTTTTCCGTCAATCTTTTTTAAATTGAATTTTTGCATTTCAACCCCTGTTTCTTCTTCAATAGTTTCTTTATCCTGAATTGATTGGTCTATCTCTGTAAATTCTAAAGGTTGTAAGGTAGTAAAGTATAGATTTAAGCTAATATTATTGTAAGCTAGTATCTTATCAAAATTATCTATTAAAAGTTCCTGAAATGGTCTTATAACGGTGTTATCCATTAATAAACTTGCAGTCTTTATTTCGTCTGCATTATTTCCTAGACCTGATTGGTCTTTTATACCTAAAAGCATAGGTGAAACAATCCTGTGAGCAACCATTATTTTTTTAGTTGATTCCTCACTTAAAAATTGATATTGGTTATGAGCATCACTTAACTGTACAGGTGTTATTTCTGCCTGACTTTCTTTATTGTCATTAAAGGCTAAAATGAATTTTCCTGCATTGCTAGTTCCACTAAACTTTTGTGCAATCTTATTTTCTATTAATTGTCTTTCCTGTTGGTTTGGTGTTCCATTGTTAAAATTGATTAACATCGATGGACTTAAACCATTCATAATGTTGTTCAAATGGTAGTTTGACACCTCTTCTTCCAACTCACAGTACTGTAAACCTCCCTGATAATCGACAGGTGAATAGTAGTAAAAGCCTGATTTATAGGGTTTTATGTAGTATATCTCAATACTTTCATTTGACATACCAAATGCAGGTATTCTCAAAGGGTCATCATTCCTTTTTATATTTGCCCAATCTTTGAAGTAATAATAAGCAGGTACATCACCCTCATCATTACATTTTTCTGCTCTTAAAGTTTCAACAGGGATATGCTCTATTTGTGCAATGGTTTTTCTGTCTTTAGAATAAATAACTTGCACTGCACATTGTCCCATTAATTTTAGATCATAGCAAAGTTTTCTTACTACGTCTTTTTTAAATAAAGAAACCATTTGTGCATACTCATTTGGCTTAGCACTTGAATTAGTTGCATTTAGTCCTTTCCCATAAATAGCTTGACTGATGCCATTTATTGCAGCATTATTTGTTGGGCTTCCATTATACCTGTCAATCAAATATTGGAAGTAATTATTATCAGCACCATATTCAATATAGTCTTTGCCTGATACCTCTTTTATTTCAGGGCTTGTGTAAGTGCTTAAATTTACAAAACCAAATTCTGATGTCTTTGATTTTTTAATAAATTGCCCTTTGTTATTTCTTAGTCTTTTCATCTTACTTTATAAGTATTATCATAACCATTGTAATTTAAATATTCGTTTAAATTTAAATTGTAGTAATCATTATTTAATTGGTCAATATCTTGGTCTGTACAGAAAACTCTATCTTTAAATATAACTTCACCATTGCTAGTAAGTTTTAGATCATAAAAATGGTTTTCAACCAATACAGGACTAAATGTATTAAAGAAATTTAGATAATTGCCCTCATTTAACGCATTTGTTATATTATAGATAACCTCTACGTTTGTACTATCATCCCTTATTGATAAATCAAAAGTAGTTAAATAACTTCTAGGAATAACTGAAATAGATTGAGCAGCTGCTGATGTAGTTAGTATAATCATTATTAGTATAACGAAAAAAATACTATAATTTGTAAAATGAATATATCAAAAAAAAGCACCCTTAAAAAAGAGTGCCTATTTTCAACTAAATAATACAAATTACTAAATCCTAAGATACTAGGCTTGTGGGTCTATTTGTTCAGTTTGTGGGTTAAAAGAACCTGTTAAGAAATAAGGTGCTACTTCTTCAATTCCCTCCATTGTGATAGTGAATCCTGAAAGGTCTCCTGCGGCTGCTCCTGTAACTACAGTTCCACCTACGCATTCCATTCCGTTTTCAAATCCACATAGGAATAAATTTCCGTAATAATCTTCAACTACAACGTAAGGTCTAGCTACTGCGATAGTTTGCAGTTCTGCCTGTGTTTTAGCATCTAAATAAGTTAAAGTTAAATTTAAAGTTTGAGTATAAAAGGTTGTTCCGTTTTCTCTACTACTTGTAACAGTAGTTTCTAAACTAGAATTTCCTTTTACGTCAAATTGATACCATTTTGGTACAGGGCTATTTGGGTCAATAGTTGCTTCCTTTGTTACAGGGTCTACAATTACATCATCAATAGATCCGTAATCTGCAAAATAAGCCCTTTTAATTCCACCGAAAGCAGCTTTACAAGGTATGATTCTACCTGTTGTTAAAATACAAGACATTCTTTTTATGTTTTAAAAAAAAAAGGGTAAGTAGATACATTTCTACCTACCCTATTTTTATGGTTATTAATTAATTATGCAAAAGAAACTATGTCTTCAGCTATTCCAAATTGAACTCCACTTGTAAAACGCATTACCATTCTTACATTGTTTGAAGCATCTAAATCTGCCATATCTAAGACCTTAACTTCTTGTGTAGAATTTAACAATCCTGTTCCAAAGTATAAATTACTTCTTTGTGCAGCATACATTTTGTCATCAGACAATCCCGGAGAAACAAAAATCTTAACTCCGTTTACAGTTAGTGAACCATTGTTCCACCATTGCGTACCCATTCCGTTAACACCATTTGCTCCCAATCCATTTGCTCCAAATCCGCCCAATGCTTGAACGTAAAGTTTTGCAGCTTTAGAAGAAATGTATAAAAATAAATCTTCTTTTCCGTAAACTTGGCTAGGAATAGCCGCTACAACGTCAGATAATTTCTCAATGATGTTACCCGCCGTTAAAGGTGCTGAAACTAAAGCCTGTGCAGCAGGAATATCCCCTGCGGTTACAGCAGCAGCA